TTATAAATTATTGATAGCTGCCTCAAATATTGAGACGGCTTTTTTTGCTCCCTCTTTGGTAGCATGAACATAGGTATCTAAAGTCATTGAAATATTAGAATGGCCTAAGCGATATTGTAAGTCTTTAGGTTCTATACCGCTATATAACATGATAGTAGCATGAGTATGACGAAAACCATGAAATCCTATATCAGATACTCCAGCAGCTTTAAAATGTTTTTTGAGTCTTTTACGTAATGCGTTGGTTTCAACGTACCTTTCTGTAAATACAGAGAATACAACTGTTTCAGAGCGCCCTAGCTGCCATGATTCTATTTGTTGGCGCTTTTTGTATTGTTTTAACATAAGGATAGTAGCTTTATCAATCTCAATATCTCTTATTCCAGATTTAGACTTTGGACTATTAGTTTCATTGTATCGGTTAATTGTTTTGGTAATGCTAATAGTTCCTTTGTTTAGGTCAATATCAGACCACTCAAGAGTTAACAACTCACCGATACGACATCCAGTAGCTAACAAAGTTTTATATAAGACAACATCAAAGAGATTTTTATAACTAGATTGATCGAGTGTATCTAAGTAATTTAAAAATTCTTTTAGTTCTTGTTTGTCAAAGTATTTAATTTTTTCTTTTTCTCTTTGCTGTTTACGTGGAACAATAACATCACGCGCTGGATTATGATCTATCACTTGCATAGTTACGCCATATTGGAGAATACGACTATTTACGCTATTTAATAAGTTATAGTTAGCATATGCCCCTTTTTCGCTTTTATTTGCCCTATCAGCCCATTTGTTTACTTGGTGCTGGATAATAGGCGTTGTTAGTTTAGAAAGCTTATAATCGCCAAAAACAGGTATTAAATGGACTTTGAGAAGTCCCCTAGTAGATTCTCTTGTATTTGGCTTGACAGTATTCTTATAGCTATCCCACCAAAGAGATACAAGCTCCGCATAGGTTGTTATAGTTGGCCTAGATTTAATTGTGTAGCCATTCATGGCAAAGTTATTGACAGCATCACGCGCTTTTATTTTAACGCCTTTTTTAGTGGCTGCTGTAACAGTTGTACGAGCTTTTTTGCCCGTTAGTTGATCTACTCCGAGATAAACACTAGCATAATAAACCTTTTGGCCGTTCTTCTTGATTTTTTCTTTGATATTCATGTATTTTTACCTTTCCATCAGCAGGCAAGCGGATTGTTGTTAGGTATTTATACATGAGAATAAGATATTACCTATTTAAGTTGTTTTTGTTCACTAAATAAGTTGCAAAATCGTTTAATTCTATACGATCTTGATTAGGTAAAATAGCGCACTTTGCAACTAAATTATCAAAAGGTGGGGTAAGACTTGATAACAACTTGTAGAACTCAGTTAGTTTAGCAGCAGGTGAACTATAAATGCTTTGTTCAAATTCATCTAGTTCAGTTTCTAAAAAGTTTCTTTCAAATTCTTTAATAATATCTGGTGTAGTTACATTTGAGAGTTTTAATCTCCCTGATACATTTAGATAATTAGTTTCTTCAGTAATTAACTTAGAACTTTCATCTTCGTCATAACCTAGCAATGTAGCAACTGAGATTTTAAAAAAATCTGCAAGTATTTTAGCCTTTTCAGGTTTGATCGTGTTTCCTAATTCCCAATGTTGTAAGGTTCTGAGTGGAATTCCAGTCTGTCTTGATAGTTCAGATTGAGAAATACCATATTCTTTTCGTAATATTTTTAATTTATTCATAGCTCCTCCTTATAGAAATTATATCACAAACCGCAAAAAATTGTGTAAATATATCTAAAAAAATTTTAAAAAAGCTATTGACAACACAAAAAGTTGCGGTATAATATATTTAACGCAAGAAGTTGCGTATAAGGAGGTGGAATCAATGCTTATTACTTTATCACTTGCTGAGAAAGTACGTATCAAACGTGCTAAATTACAGTTAACTAAAAAAGCAGCATCAGAACAGTTAGGTATTCAATCAAATACTCTAACCAAAGTTGAGAACGGAAACTATGATGCCCCTAAGCGTATCTATGAGAGCGTGATGACTTGGCTAGTAAAAGAAATTTAAAGTAAGTAAAAAGCCGTGTACAGGCGACCAAACCAACGTACACGGCTAGAACAAAATTAACAACAAAACAGCAGGCAAGCGGATTGTTGTTAGGTATTTAGCAAGGGACAATACGCGCCCTTGTCAAATATTACTATCTTAATTTTACCAAAAATAAAGGAGAAAATCAAAATGATACAAGAACTTGACTTAAAACCAGAGCAGATATTGCTGATTATTCCATTGCTTATTTGGATAACGTGGGTTATATGGCAATTTAAGAGCCATTCTGAACCTTATTTTGAACCGAAAGCAGAAACTACCACAGACAAATTAAACCCTCACTACGGGGCTTATATACAGCTTGCAGGCAAAAGAAATAACTAGGAGGTAAAACATGGGGGCTTTTTCAATAGAATTTGAACAAGGTCTATTAGAGCGAGTAGATAAACTTGCAAATAAGAAATTAGAACTTGAACGGCAATTACAAAATAAAACAGGTCTGATCAGCGCTAAAGAGTTGAAAAATGAGTTAGATATTTCTGGAACAACACTTAATAATTGGATCAAACAAGGCCTAGAAGTATATCAATCCCCTTTTGAAAGTAGTAAGAAACAATATTTTAGAGTTTCTGATGTGATTAAGTTTCTAACGGTGTATTAGGAGGTATTACAATGACATTGACAGAATTTATTAAAAGCCACGATAAGGCAATTTTAGCTATTGATAGATTGAGAAATCTCTTAGGATATGAGGGCTTTATAGGAGCGTTAGACTTTGTGGCTGATATAGAAAATCATATGAAACAAGCTGACTTTGAGTATTTGGATTGGATGCAGTATTTAGCGACGGAGGAAGAAAATGAGTAAAACCAAAGTGTATTTTTGGCTAAAGGTGGATAAGAAATTTTTTGATAATATTTTTATCAAGAGGCTAAAAAATATCAATGGCGGTTACGCTATGACTGTTATTTATATTCGGTTAATGCTGGAAAGTTTAGAAACAGATTGTATTCTTTACTATGAGGGGTACTTTGAAAACCTAATTGAGGAATTAGCTATAAGATTAGATGTTTCAAAAGATGATGTTAGTCTAACAATAGACTACTTTTCAAAGTGTGGGCTTATCCAAATAGATATAGATGGAAATGCGGAGTTACCACAAGCTAGAGCTATGTTAGAGAGTGAAACTAATTGGGCCAAATACAAGCGAGATAACAGAAAAATTGGACAAACTCCAACTGAGTTGGAAAATGTCCAACCAATGTCCAACTCATGTCCAACAGAGATAGAGAAAGAGATAGATATAGAGAAAGAGATAGATATAGAGATAGAGTTAGAAGCAGAAGAAGAGAAAGAGAAAAAAATTTTTTCTTCTGCTCCTGCTGCTGAAATTTCTAGTTACTACCAATCACGTATAGGAGTTATGGACGGACAACAGTATCAAATCTTAACCGAATATCTCGCTCTTGACGGTATGGAGCTAGAAGTTATCAAGACTGCCATAGACAAGGCTGCAGATAATAGCAAGCGTTCCTTTAGCTATGTTAATTCTATACTCAAGAACTGGAGACAGAACGGTATTAAGACAATGGTACAAGTGGAGGATGAGCAGAAACAGTTTCAGCAAAAGAAACAGGGTGGGTCTGATGACGATATTCAAGACCCGTTCATCTACTCCTAATAGAAAGGCTAAAAGATGGAATTATTAAGTACAGAACAGCTAAACGAAAAGACTAAGGTAATTGATGAGCTTTGTCCGACCCATCAGATTAATCTGGTACAGTTCGAAAAACCTGACGGGACTTATCTTGCTCCTTATTGTCAGGAATGTATGCGAGAAAAGATTAAACAAGATGAACTAGACGGCATAGAAAAAGCCCTAGGGTATGATTTATATCATTCAACCTATGATGTGCTAGCGCGTGAAAGTACAGTCTCAAATGAGCTGAAAAAAGCCACTTTTAGCACGTTCAAAACAACCACCAAAGAGGAACACGAGGCCAAAGAATTTGCTATCAAGCAAGCTAACCAATATCTAAACGGTATGACGGGAAACATGCTAATTATGGGCAAACCAGGCACTGGAAAAAGTCATTTGTGCTACTCTATGGCTAAAACCATCAACGAGGGCTACAAGGCTAAAAGTGAACCTAAGAGCGTCCTCTTTGTCAGTATTGCTGAAATTATCACGCGCATTCAGTCAGGTTGGCAATATAAACAAAGTGATTTTACAGAGTATGACGCCCTGAAATTGCTGACTGAGGTTGACTATCTCTTTATTGATGATCTGGGCACAGAAAGCATTATGAACAGCCGGAAAGATGAAGCGAACAACTGGATACAGACTTTTCTTTTTAAGGTTTTTGACAAGCGGGAAACAACTATCATTAACACTAATCACAACGGAAAAGAGTTGGCTAGAATCTATAATGACAAGCTAATCAGTCGGATTGGGAAGCAGTCAGAGGGGAATGTGTTCACTATGACAGACATAACAGATAAACGAATGAAGCGGAATTTTTAACCATACGGAGGGCGGTAACCCTTAAAACTGGGCGGAGAAAAGTATTAGGTATTGGTCAGCATTAGCGAAAACTAAACCACCCTGAGAAAATCACACACAGCTAGGCTGTCATTTTGGCACAGGCTTACATGACCACGGGGCACGGGGCGACCTGGTAAGTTTGGGGCGGTTATCCGCTGGGGACAGTCTAGACTTTCAAAAAGAAGTATTGTACAAGGAAGCAGACAAGAAAAAAGTCTTTTAATCACGGACAAAGCCCACAAGGGCCATTACACAGAAAAAATTTAAAAACAGAGGTAAAACAGCATGTCAACAAAATCAACTTACAAAATGTTAACAAAAAACTTAGATAGAATCGCCGATGATTTGCACCAAATCGGAGAGCAAAATAACTTAGTCGATTTATCTTTGCTATCTGCTCAGTTAGGGGCTATCAAGGAGGATTTAGCCAGGTTGCTTTGGGTTGAATTGCCCGAACTGAATGACGGTAGCAAATTAGAGAAACTTTTTAATAAGTCAACGGGTATCTTTTTCAGCCCTGGCATTTTTGAAATTGACGCAATGAGGCAGGCCTTTTTCAAGCGACAAGCTCAAACATTCTTTACGACAGAGGAAGAGCAGCAGGCATATCTTGCTTACACAGAAAAGCTATACTTAGGAGCTACTAAAACTTTTAAAGAAATCATGAAAGATACTAACCAAAATTTACCCAATTCTAGTTATCAAGAAAAACAGGCACGAAATATCGATCAATTTACAGCAGCTATCAGCAGCAATGCACAACACAAGAAGTTATAAACATGAGAGAACTACTAGGTGCAATCCTAACCCTACTACTTTTTTTCTAGCTGGCATTTTCGTCTAGCTGTTTAATGTTTGGGCTACGGCTTACAAACACCGGGGCTATATCACTAAACGGTAGCTAAGACAGATTGAAAAATGGCTTGAAGTTATGGAGGCGAGAAGATGAACCAAGGATGAACCAAGGGAATTTATCAAAAATTGGCTTTTGGGATATTAAAAAAGGTAGTATTTTAGATGTAGAAACAAGAAGAGCTAGTATTAACAAGCGCTTAAGAGATACTGGATTACAATAGTTTAGAATAATGAGGTTTAAAATGTTAGAAAATAGCGATAAAACAATTCTTGAAATTTTAGAGCAAGGCTTTATAATTTTTTCGAAAAATGGTATAATAAATAAAACTGAGTTACCAAAACATGGTAGTGTCACAATTAAAACACAAGATGGTCAACCAATATTTTTGGAAATTCAGAAAAAAGAAAAAATAAGCTGACTAGACAAACTAGAGGCGAGATAATTGAGTTTAATACTCTTTTGTTTCGTCTTTTTTAATTGTCATAAGGAGATAAAACATGACACTAACAACATTGAAAAACGATATTAAGGCATTTGGAAAGAAAAAGATCGAGTTTATGAGTGGTTACGTTGCTATGCAAGAGGATTATCAAAAGAAACTTGCCGAGGGAATGATTGGGCAGAAATGGGCTGATCAAGAGCTCCAAAATTATAAAAAAGAAGCAGATACATTCTCTTATAACACTTCACAATCACTCTATAAGCAGCTAGAAGTAGAGAAAAAGAATGAATTGGCCAGATATGAAGCGGCAGGACAATCCGTAACAGCTGATGATGTAGCTGAACTGAGTTTACTATCTACCATGAAATTATCAAGTAAGGAGATGCTTTCCTATCTGGAGAAATATAAAAATAAACCCCTAGCAATTAAAAAGTTGTTGGAGATTATACATAACGATACGAATTTGACTTTTATTGAAATAGATATTGATAAATATGACAATAAGCAGAAACTTGAAGCTTTATTTCATCTCCTAACAAAAAGAATTGATTATTTTGGTGAGGGCTTAAAGGTAAATGGTGATAAAGTTGATTTAGCAATTCATAAATCAATCGTTGAAAATTCTTTAAAATCTATTGATATAGAAGTCCAAAAATACTTAACAGTTTAGGTATTGATGAGGAATTGAATGAGAAACACTAAAAATCTAATACCAGTTACCAAACGAACCAGGCAAGAACAAATAGCAATCAGTCGTAAAGGTGGTAAGGCATCGGGAGAAGCAAGGAGAAAGAAAGCCCATTTAAGAAAGACCTTGGATAAACTTTTGACTATGAATGTTTCGGATGAGCGACTAAAGAAAAAGCTAGAAGAGATGGGATTATATGCTGATAATCAAACATTGTTATGCGTGGTTATGCTTGAAAAAGCCATTAAAGGTAATGTAAGAGCTGCTGAATGGATCTCTAACATAATTGGAGCGTATAAGAAAGATGATCTGGATATTCAAGAGCAAAAGGAGCGTATCAAGTTTCTTAGACATCAGAATAAGAAACAAGAGGCTCTTATTGGTGAAATAGGGCAGCCTTTGGTAATCGTAGATGAATGGGCTAGTGAGTATGATGCAGTAGATATTGATTTAGGAGGTATCGGTGACAAAAAAGAAAATTGAACGCATTTCAATTATTCATCGTGAAAAGATTTTGTGGCTTAAATGGTATTTTTTGAAAGATAAAGAAAATCCTAAATATAGCGTGTTGGAACGAAAAATATTTGATGCTGCTAAAAATCAAGATATGTTAGCATATCAAAAGTACAGTACTATTAAGCAGATAACGGATATTAGAGTACAAACTAGTGAAGATGATGTTTTGCAAACAGTGAAAGAAGTGTATGTTTATGAGAATATAAATGTTATCGGCGCGTGTCAAAAGATTTTGTATTTAAGTTCTAGTCAGGCCTATACTCATCTTAATAAATGGTTTGATACTTATTCTGACTTATATTTTAGTATTATACCGTTGGCTAATATGGAAACATATCATGATGTGTAGGTATCTAGTTAATTATATGATATAATGATTTCAAGCACAAGGAGTAGTATATAGGGATTACGCCTTGATGGAGGAGATTCCGGTTCGAATCCGGGCTATTGTGCTAGCATCTAGGAAACTAGGTGCTTTTATGATTTTCCCAAATTAGTATGTAAGGTAATGTAGAGTAAAGAAAAACATCTAAAAATCCTCAAAAAGTAGGAAAAAACGTAGTAAACTTGATAAAAAGTACAAAAAAATGCTTTTTTGAACTATTTCTTTTTCATTTTATGGTACAATATAATCATTAGAGGAAATAAGAGTACTGAATTTTGGAGGGAATTTTGGAGGGATATCATGGAACAACCCCTACTGCTGCACAAAATATACTAAGTACTTGTTCAATAGATGTTATTCCTTTTGTTATAACCAATGATGCAGGGATAGGGCTTGGACAGAATCTCCCAAATGATTTGGGACAAGGGTTGTATTTATTTATTGACGAAGAAAGTAAGGGGTTTTCTGGAAAACAATCTGCAAAGAATTACTCTAAAACATATAAGCATGAAGAAAATAAAATAAAGATTTTAAAGTTTGTTTTTGATGATCAAAATTTAACTGTATTAAATTTAAATAATGCTTTAACTATAAAGATGCTAAATGAATTGAAGAATCGATTATATGATAGAATCTATACTCAGTTGCCTTCTGCAATTAAAAATAATCCTAGAAAAAAGAGAGCGAATTTAGATGGAATTTTTCTTGAATTTCTGATTAAGTTTAGACTCTGTGACAGTATAGATTGTGTAATTTGTGATACATATACACCTGTGTACAATGTTGAGGGTGTAAGAACAATATCTAATTTGCCAAATGGTAGGGAAATTTGTCTTAGAAATTTATCCTTAATCAATTGGGAAAAAGTCGAGGAGTGTGAGTGATATGGCATATAATGAAATTATATTGGATGAATCAATTCTTGATATTGATTCATGGTTACCAAAAGATGCGTTGGATGAATTAGTCAAGCTTGTCATTAAAAAAGAAATTTATGATTTTAAATTGGCTCAGAATAATCCTGCAAGCTATTGTAAGGTAGCAATTGGTGATGAGTTTTACGAAATAAATAAAAAATGA